GCTTCAAAAATACCTTCAACCGTATCTACTGAAACGTATAGTAATTTTGAAATATCAACACCAATTGCTTCCAAAAACTCCCTATTAACGGCAGTTTCGGTATCAATCAATACGGCTACTCCACCTTTCTTTTGTGTTTCAGCTAGGAGATGGGCAGAGAGCAGAGATTTTCCACTCTGCTCTAAACCCGTAATCTCTGCTATACGGCCAACTGGCAAACCACCATAAGGTCTATTAGAAACTGCTACATCCAAAAGAGCGTTACCCGTAGATACCCAATCTTTTACGTTAGTAGGAGCATCACCCCCACCATCGGTTAGGAAGTATGCAATTCTACCATCCTTATTTTGTTTGTTTAATGAATCGGCAAGAATACTTGCTAAATCCTCTTGTACTTTGGCCATAATTGTAACCTATTAACTGTTAAATAAATCATCGAATGCCGATGCTACATCATCTGCTTTTTTAGCAGGTACTTCTTTTTCCCAAGGAAGATCGTTTAGTTCTTTCGTACCACCCATATCTGCAGATACCTGTGATTGTTTTGGTGCTGCTTTTGGTTTTGGTGCTTCTAATTCTTCAACGATTTCATCATCTGCTGCTGCAGAGCCTGGGTTCAACCAATTCTCCAATACTGCTTTGAGTTCAGCGTATGATAACTCCTGATACAATTCAGTAATGTTCTTTTGGTTTTCCAACAATTGTTTTACAACAGCTGGGTCATCCGAAAGTTTTGTTTGAGTTGGTTTGATTCTAATTGCAGTTGTTGGATATGCTGCATTTGATTCTTCTGCAGATGTTACATCCAATACGATATCTCTACCGGTCATTGGGTCTGTAATATCTCCGTAATCAGGATCTGCAATATATCCTAAAATTTCTTGGTAAACTGTCTTTCCAAATCCCCAAAACTTAACACCTTCGTTTTCTTTACCTCTTACGATAACAGGTACGAAAGTTCTCAATTTTGGTTCCATCTTTTTACCTGCTTTCCAATCATCGGTATCACCTGTACGTTTAAGTTTTTCTGCAAACTCAACGATTGGATCAGGTCTACCAAATGACATTGGTGACAAGTAAGTCTTGTTGTTGATGTTGTAATGGAAATAAAGTTCGATAAACGGAATGTCCTTATTGAATTTGTAAGGAACGATACGAATTTGTGATTTTCCGTTTGCTGGCTTCCAAATGGAATCAGACTTTTTTGATGTGTTTTGAAGAGAATTAAATCTCTTGAGTGCCAATGAAATGTCCATTGTTTTTAGATTTTAAGGTTTAAAAAAATTGTTTAAAGTTTAAGGTTTAGTAGCTACTTCCTACATAACTAAATATAACCTTTTTTACTTTTCATATAGTAAATATACGACTTTTTTTCGAATTTTCCAAATTTATTTTGCCCATTTTCCCCTCTGCACTAATTGAGCAATTATACCATAGACCGACAGGTCCTGATAGGTGTCCTGTATGGATTCTCCCACTTCATCCGGTTGTCCTAAAACAATCAATTGTTTCAATCGTTGAACCTTATCATTGATTCTAAACCATAGGCCGGTGAGTGATAACTTTACATCTTCTTTGCTTTGTAAAGGTGTTCCTACTGATATATTTCCTGGTCCGTAATTCCTTTGTTTTTTACAAAATGTTTCATACATTTCTGATTGGATTTTTTTAAATTCATCCATCATTTGTGGGAATTCTCTTTCGCAATATTCTATTGCCGATTCATTGATAACTTCTTTAGTTTCCATACTTAAATGCTTCTATTTTTTTGATTTTTAAATTATTTGACCAGGTAATTTTATCTACTACTTTTAATGTTTCATCACCAATACTTACTTCCAATGTATTTGTTGTTACATTATCGGAACATTCAATACTATATACATTTACTGATATATCCATATCGAATAATTCTTTATTTATTTTTAATACTTCTTCCAATCCTCTTTTATTTACAACCCAATCTATCAGTTCTATATCGGATTCATATATATTTTTCAATCCATCTATATTATGTTCATTAAACAATTCAAAATATTGTAAAGATAGTTTTATTAAATTTTGACAGTTATTCATATTTTTTATTTAAATTTTATTTCCAAAATTGCCACCATTTTTTTTCTTTTGGATTTGGGTTTACAAATGGTCGGTTGTTATCCCATATATTTACCAATCCCCCATATCTGACTGCCATCATTTGACAAAATATATCATGGTACTCCTGTGGTATATTATCAAAATCTGCTTTTATTTCAACATCCAATATAATTGTACTTCCCTCACCTGTCATCAATTTTAAGTAATCGTGCATTTCTACAATCGTAGAACTTTTAACTATTAAATGAGCTCCATCGCCTATATGAAATTGTCCAGCTTTTGTTTTAGTTTTTGAGGCCATAACTTATTTTTTAGTATCCCAATATATTTCTCTAACTCGTTTACCGAGTTCCATATCATTTGTAAGTTGTGCTATGATATCTTCACTTACTTTAATGTATCTTTGATTTCCATATTTTTTCTTCATATAATCTATATACCTGTGATACTTTCTATCATTGTATAACATCGGTGCTATATAAAAATCAAACAACCATTCTATCTTTTTTAGTAACTTTTTCATTTAATTTATTTTTTAATTTTACCGCAAGGGCGCATGATTCATACTCTTCGTATTCTATAAGCGTTTGTAGATTTTCATCTAACAAATCTATAAACTCTCTACTTTCGATAGAAAGTGTTATTACCAATAAGTTTTTAATTATTACCTGTGCGAAATCTACACGCTTTTTTCTGTATTTTATTCCGTAATCGATTCCATCTACTATTGCTTTTGATATCTCTCTCCTATGTGATTGAAATATATCCGATGGTTCTTCGGCGTTGATTTGTATTGGCTCAAATTTTCTTTTTCTTCCCATATAAATCTAATATAGGAAAAATATTTTAATATTCCAAATTTTCCTCTAATCTAAAACTTTTAAAAACTTTGGTAGGAATTTTTTTATATCCCATATTGGAGGTTGTTAATATACAATTTTGAAATTCTTCCCAATCTATTATATATGAATTATCTATTTGTCCGCCTGTTTTAGATTTAACCACTTCGTTAAGTGCGTTAATTGTGTATATTGTATTTGATTGCTTCTTTCTGTGAACAAGTATTGTTTTCCATTCGGAAGGTATTGCCGCAGACCCTTTTTGGACATTAAAGGTAATGAACATCTCCTCTGGTTTTAGTTTACTTTCTAAAACAAAAACATTTGGATTAGTTAGAGTGTAGTTGTTGATTATAAAATCATATGATTTATCTAAACTATCCTTTGTCGTAAATAAGCAAAGTAGTTGTGTATTCATTTTATCCTATTCCGTTTTTTTGTTTAAAGCAATTTATGGTATCTTTATCCCACTTATAAACCGTATTAAATCTACCAGTTTCGCCTGTTTTGCTTCTTTGTCTTTTTTCTCCAATACGAATTCTTTCACCTTTATCATTTAAAAAGTATGCAATTCTAACTGAACCCGTAATATTATTAGTTTTACTTCTTTGCAATTCTTCCTTTTCTGAACCGAATTTTTTTATAAAATCATCCATTTTATTTGTATTCATACAATTTCTGATGATATCATTATTGATTACTCCAAATCCACACACAACTTTGAATAATCCATCGTATTTAAAAACTCCATGCGTATCTCCCATTGCGCCGGCCATATGAAACTTATCTACAAAATTCAAAGCGTCCATATAATCACCCATTCCAACTTTACCACCCGTTATTGGAATTTTTATTTTATTCATTTCATCTAACATCTGCCTCTCTACATCAACCGATTTCTTTCTAATTTCATCTATTTTAGATGCTACTAAATTATCCAAATTAAATACTTTTTTTAATCTAGCAATAATTTCTCCCTCATCTTTAGATAAACTCTGTGGATCATTTTTTGCTTTAGTTAAAAAGTTTGATATAGCTTCTTTTTCGGTTTTTCCATATTTTGGTACTACTTTGTTATAATACTTCATTGGGTCCGCACCACTACTTATTGTTTTTAATGCGTTACCTACTTTTTTACTATCAAGTTTTAACATAGCGCTTGCAGGGATTGCGGCAACATCTTTTAATCCTTCTTCGATTTTATTTAATTTTTGTGTTTGCTTATCGATTAATTCTTTTATTTTTTCACCTCCAGCTGAGTTTAATTTTCCAGATTTAATCAAATCATCGATTTGTCTCTTTTTTATCTCACCCTCTTTTGCAAATGATGATTGTGCAACTATTGCATCAAATGAATCCTTATCGGATGAAAATTGAATAGCAAGTTCTCCTGTTTTGGAATTATATGTAAATTGTGCAGTATCCGATGGATTAGCTGCTTTTCCTGAATTTTGTATAAGATGCATTGCAAAATCTCTTGGAATTTCTGATCCATCTGGGCCCACTATTCTAGTCGCTTTTTCTACGATTTTTGCCTGTGCTTCTAACCCTACTTTATCACCAAAATATCCATGAAAAACGCAATCATCTTCTTTCCACCCATTATTTTTAATCGCATTTCTTGCATCATTTGCTTTTATGATTCCAGAACTTGCTGCAATTAATATTCTGGATAATGCGGCATCATTTAATTTTTTTAATTCAGGATTTTTAGCTCGTAATTCATTTAATGTTTTTGTAGAGATACCTGCGGCCGCTGATCCTTGGCTATTTGCTTCTAATAATTTTCCACCTTTTAATTGTGAATATAAATAAAGACATGCCTTTCCAATATCGGTATTTCCACTTTCCATAGAATGTTGCGCCACATCGTTAGATCCATTTTCATTTAACATAGATCCCGCATTACCGGGTGCAGCACCTGCTACAAATCCATTTTTGTAATGTTTTTTTGTTTGATTAGTGGTTAAATCATTAATCGAATCAACCATATTATTCAATTCAGGTGAAGCTTTAGAATTAGATGTACTTGGTTTTTTTGAAAATACATCTGCCCCTTTACCAGGTCCAAATACACTTGCTCCCTTAACTTTCGGTTGTTCAGGCTTTGCAGCACCTGATATTTTATCTATTTCTTTATCATCATATCCAGCCTGTTGGAACATTGCCTGTGCCTGTTGGTACGCTGATTGTTGACCTGCGTTATCAGAATTTTTATATTGAAGTGCAGAACTAACTTTTATTTTTTTCTTGGTATCCGTATTGGTTACCGTTTGGTTCATTATTTTTTCAATCGGAACCTTTACCTTTGGTTTTGCTTCATCTATTTCTTTAAGGTATGAGAAATACACTCTTGCTTTTTGTGCAAGTTCATTTGGATTATCAAATCCATTTTCTCTTAAAATATTTACTAATTCCGTTACTTGGTGATCCTTTGTTAAATCTACAATTCCTCCCGGAACTCTATAACCTAATTCTAATAGGATATCATCAAAATTATTCATCATTTTGGACATACTTTTACTTATATATGATATAAATATAAATTTTTAACTAATAACTTCCAAATCGGAATAATTAGTTCCTTCGTAAACTCGGACCGGAAAAATCGGTGGTTCTAACACTCCCTTAACAATTCGGATAATCTCATCCCTTTCAATCGGATGTACATCAAATAAGAGTGCATCGTATGTATACAAAATCGGACGTGACATTTTTCCCTCCAACTTTCCCCACAATTGCTCCATCTTCATATAGTTCACTTCAGTTTCAAGGGCTTGTAGTAGATAGTTGAATACTTTTTGTTCAGTCGCACCTTCGATTCGGGCAAAACCGATTTCCCTTTTGAAGAGGGGTGTCGTTAACTTTCCCGAAATGATAAACTTTTGATAGACATCCTTAATCCACACTTCCGTTTCTTTAAAGAACGGAATACCCCTTGCAAAATCATCCAATCCACCATAGAGATATCGGAACGTCATTCCCTTTGCCGTTTCATAATCTACACCATATTCGTTCGCAAGATGTTGGTGAGCAGTAATCCCATCCGGAAACTTATACCCAATCATCCCTGCAATCAATCGTATGTGGTATGACTCGTAATCGAATTGGAGCAGAGTACCCCCTGGAAACCGGCTAACGAATCCTTCCCTACTACCATCGGATTTGTTGAGAGCAGAATAGTTTACACCCATATGTCGGTTCGATGGTCTGCCAGTTATTGTGTATGGATTGTATTGTGTATAAACAATATCATTTCGTTTTAGGTATTGTTCTGGGAAGCTGAAACTATCAATAAATTTTTTCCTATCGACTTTCACCCCGGCCCCCTCCAGCCTCCCTAATGTTCGGATTGCTGATGAATACTTTCTATTTACTTCCGATTTGGTATTTACCGATGGTATTGTTTTTAGTAGTTCATACCATTTCATTAAAGGTATACAATCATTAAGCTCTTCAAAATCTCTACGATACCCTCTATAAACTGCTTCTGCGAACTCATTGAATAGAAATGGTGTTCCATACTCTTCAAAGTAAAGCCACTCATAATCGTACCCGGATTTGCTTACATACCTACTATCCAATACAACCGTATCTTCCCCAATGAATTTAGTTACATCAATCGGATTTATTTTCTTTGCATCTATGTGATTTATGTTTATTATACCATCATCACTACCATTTCTGTAGTATAGAAAGGATATACGATTTCCAAATGGATGCGCTTTATGTGAACTCCATATAGGAACTAATAATTCAATATTAGGATTGTTCTTTAGAAAAGATTCTAAAGTTTTTTTATCTTCAATTAGGTTCATAGAACTCTAATATACGAAAAAAATATCTATTTCCAAAATTGTTTTAGATTTGGAAGGTATAAACCTATATTTTTTAAACTACTTTGTGCAAGTGCAATTGCTGCCTTATTTGAATTTGTAACACCTACATCATCAATTTCACCATTATCTTTATATGTTGGTTCAATTGGTCCACGTATTCTCCACTTTAATGTTTCAGTTTTCCAAAATGGATTATCTTCATATTCGGAGTATGTATCTTTTGATATTTCAAATATATGACCGTTTTCATCGTTTCTTTTTCTAATAAAATATCTTCTCATAAATCCAGAACTATAATCCAAATCGGATGGTATCGGAACTATTGTTTTTGGATATTTTATTTTGTATGTGTTCAAATCTCTTGCTACGTCTTTGTACATAATACTGATTTTAAGGTGTAAGATTAAAACTTGCTTCCAATGTAGTTATCCAACCATCGTTACTAATACTATGTTTTGTATTTGTTATCTGAAAAATTCCAATTTTATTGTATATTTCAGGAATACCATCTACGTTAAAATATTGACCACATCTAAATCCACTAAACCCATCTATAGTCAGAGTTATATCAATCGGTGATAGTGTTGGTTTTTTTGTATTATTTATTTCTTGCTTTATTTCATTTTGTATAATCTTTGTATCTTCAAAAACTAATGTTTCTATTTTATCTCCCGAATCATCCATTACATATTTTACGGATTTATTATTTATGATATCCGCCCAGTCTTCAGCTGATTTTGTAGTGGTTTCATCTTCTTTTGTATCCGATGCTACTACTTTTGGAACTTGTTTTGTATTTTGTACATCTTTTATTATTCGTTCCAATTCAATTCTATTTATAGAATACCATCCATCGGCATTTCCAAATGTGGAATTATCTACTGATTTAAATACTTCATCAGGTAGTTCTGCAAGTTTATCTTCTGATTTTAATACGGCTTCTGCATCCTTTTGACTTGCTTCCGCTAGAAACTTTCCACTATTAAAAATGGTTCTACCTGCAACCAAATTACTCATTTCAAAATTAAAAGAAAATGAACGAACTATTGAATTAATCGTTGTTGGTTTAAATCTATAAGTTTTATCATTAGATTTTGTTATAAGTGAATTTTTCATTTTAGTATCTATGATGGATGGGCCAGAGTTTTCTGCTCTCAATCCAAACGATAATGCAAATAACCCATAACTATTCTTATTTACTAATTGAAGAACTTGTTCTAAAAAATCGGCACGGGTGTAACTTTTATTCCACATTTTTACAACTTCTTCATAATGTACAAATATGTTTAGTGCATTTCCTGTTCTTGCATCTGTGTTTTGTGTATCGATTACTACTCCATCCCAAACTTCTTTTAACTGACCTGATATATGAAAATTATATCCATTAATTAATCCATTTACGGGTTTGCTATCTTTATCTACTACAATCTCTCCATTTGATGATTTAAATTTTGGTAACTCATTTGTAGGATATATCACAGATTCGTTACTCGATATTATGTATTTATTAGATGTTACAGGTATTATTTCTATCTCCTTTGTTCCTAATTTATAAGTTGGTATTACCAATTTAAAATAATCAGTATCAACACCACCACCACTAACTACATAATTTGCTAATATTTTGAGTACAAATCGTAATGATATGTATCTTTTATCGTTGGCAGTAGTTTCTTTATTTTTTGTGTTTATTTTAAAAAAATTAAAAAATTCTTTTTTTAACCAATTTTTGGTATTATCTCCATCCGGATGTTGAGTTGAACTCAATAAACTAACCAATAATTCTTTTTTTATTTTTAAATCGGAAGATAAAATTTCAATAAGTTGCTCTTCTTTGGTTGGTGCCGGATTTGAATTTTGTGCACCTGCAGTTGATTTGTCTACTTTCGGTGTTACTCCAATTGCCAAACTTATTTGGTTTCCTTGTGATACTTCTATAGTTGCCAAATACGTCCCATCATCTTCTACGGAAAAACTATAATCCAACACCTTGCCGGCTACCAAATCATATGTACCAAGTGAACGTTCTATTGTGTTCACATATTTTGCAAAAGCGGTAGTTGATGATCTAAAATAATCTGAAAAATTATTATAAAATTGTGAATAATCGTTTTTTGGAACAAGCGCTTCATCCACACTTGAATATGGATTGAAATTTATTGCTTCACCATTTGAATTATATGCATCATATGTAAAATTTGACAGACTTTTATTCATTTTAAACAAAGATCCATCTCCGAATTCCACTAATACATTCATTCCTGGTTTCATATAAAACATCTCAAACATTTCAAGTTGTTTTAATGAAAAGAGTCTTACCGATACCCTTGCTGTTTTTAGGGTGTTATTTGCACCATCCGTATCTATTTCTAAATTTTCAATTATGGGAGTTGATATATTTCGGCCTTCTTCTCCTATTACTTTTATTTTTTGGCCGGTGAAATCTATACCAACTATCGTTTCATTTTTACTATATGTTAAATCTCTATCATTTATATTATTTGAAATAATACATCCTTTATATGATTTTTCTGATCCAGGATCTTTTATTAATTTTATTATTTGTTTTTTTCTTTCGGAAGGATCACTAGATACATTTCCAGTGCTCTGTACGACAAGTGCTCCGGATGTTAAAATCACAAATGGGTTTTTTATACTAGCTAGTATAGGATTTTTTTCTCTTTCTTCCATTACATTTACAATCCATGGACTCAATGGAGAAAAATAGGGAAATGCCATAACTTATTTATTTATTTTTGATAAATCATTTAATATAACTGTCGTATTTGCCGGTATTCTTAATTGTCTACCAGCATCAACATAAAACGTACCATCGTTGATATTGTTTGCTACCGCAATTATCCACCAAAAGTTTTTATCACCATAGTATTTGTTTGCTAACAAATCCAATCTATCACCATCTTCGGATATTATATATAAATCATTATCCGTTGGTTTAATTTTTGGATATATTGTAGATTCATAATACCTTTTACCGGTATCTTTGTTTTTTGTAATATTTGATTGAGTATATCTTCTAGCCATTTTATTTAATTATTTAATAACTCATACTAGAACTTGTAAAAGAATAAATTAACTTTGAATCTATTTTTTCTTTTCCATCGTTTCCTTTTGTTTTGGTAACTTCTATTTTATGATTTTGTAATACTTTAAATGAAATAGAAACATTTATTACCGATGGATGTGATTTTTCAGAAATTTTATCCATCTCATCATTGGTAACGGACCAAGGAACATTATCTTCTATTGTAAATGATAATGCCTCTACAAATCCAAATAAATTTTCATATACTCCATTTATAGTAAGATACATAAAATTTGGTCTAAACACTATTGGAGAATATCCACCATTGTTAGGATATTGAATACTAACCAAATTCTCATCAGGATATACCGTTTTTCTTAATTTATCCAAATTAGAAATCATTGAATTTTTTGTATCTTTATCAAGATAGTATAATGCTAATGAAAAATTTATATTTCTTTCAACTCCACCATATCGATAAACATTGAATGGTGATCCAACATATTTAAAACCATTCCATTCAGGAGAAAATTCTTCAGATAGACCAGTTACCGTTGCAGGTAAAAATATCTTTTGGTTATTATTATAAAATTTAAACATTACATACGGAATATTTAAATCGTTATTTTTTATTTCAAACGTACCACTATTGCTTTCATCTGTTTTTAAAAGTTGTTCATTTACTAAATCAAATACATTTTCTATTTTTCTTTGTTTAGTTGCAGTTTGTACAAAATCTCCTTTATATTTTTTTCTCTTTGGATCTAGGTTTATTTTTTGATAAACAGGAGCATGTTCTGAAAATATTTTTGTTTCAGACATTGGTTTACTCCCAATATCGGCAAGTTGATATTTTCCTCCATATCCTTTATTATCATCTTTTCTATCCTTCTTTAAAGTATCTTTTAAAGTTTTGAGTGTATTTTTTGTTGCACCAGGATTTCTCAAAGCATCTTTTGCAACATTTGCTACAGCGGATAATGGAGATGATATTGCACTCTTTATATCTAAATTTGAAAAAGGTGCTGGGGATGTTTTAATATAATAATCCGTATTTGCTTCTATACTATTTGGATTGATTCCTGATATAAGTGATATTGGTTTTGCGAATGTTTTATCACTTTTAAATATAGTATCACTTGGTCTATTTGCGGAACCTTTTATTAATCCTGCAACTTGGTTACCAACCATATCGGCAATTGCGTTTGGAGAAGTTACCGCTAGGGCGGCCGCTCTACCTGGATTTATTACACCCTTACTTTCTATATAAACTTTACCAGCAAGTCCGTAAAGGTCTTTATTTTGTTCTTTAAATAAATCTAATATTGTTGCCATTTACTTATAGTTGTATTTACTATAAATATCCTATATAAAAATTTATATAGTGATTATTAGGGATTACCTCCACCCACTTTAGTATTATCTTTGTATCTTACCAAAGATGTATTTAACATCTTACCATCTATATAAAGTTGTGTTTTCGCAGTTTCCTTACCAAAGAATCCTTCTTTTAATAGTTTCGCCATTGTGTTATTTAACTTAATTAAGGCTTCGGTATTTGTAGACATTTTTTTAATATCATCTGCTGCCTTTTGTGTAACATTAAAATTATTATTTGCAGATTTTGCTAAAACAAAATTTCCACCCGGAGCTTTACTAAACCCTGCCATTTGTGCCCAAGGTACTTTTGTCAAATTAGCAGTGTTAATTGCAGATACTTCACGTAATGCCTCTGCCATTCTCAATAATGCGGCAGTTGCTACATCCATACCGGCAGATATTTGACTATAAACGGATAAACTTTGTAACAGTCCTGTCAGTTGTGGATTTGCAGCTGCAAGAGATGTTCCTAATCCGTTTGTAGCCTGTTGGAATGTAGATAAAGATGTTTCAAGTGTTTTCAGTATCGGTGTGCCTGTTGTTATTTTTGACATTACATCAGGACTTAATAATGTTTGTATTTGTGATGTTAGTATAGGTAAATTCGGATTTGCTTTAACATTTGATAACGAATATGCACCTGTACCTATTTGAGACATTGATGGTCCAATTGCTTTCATTCGGTTGAGAGTATCATCATCTATTTTACCAACAGATGACTTGATATTATCCATAAGTTCTCCCAAATTTTCTCCATCATCAACATCCGAAAGCATTGCAAATGCAGGTGCTAATACACCGACTGCAGTTGCAGCGGCCATTAATCCAGGTCCATATGTAGATAATTCTATTAATTTATCCCAAATAGATTCGCCACCACCAAACAGAGAACCAACAAATCCAAGAATTCCATTAATCAATTCAGCTGCACCCAATGCAAGTAATCCCGCCGATAGAGCAGGTAGTGCCAATGCTACTCCCATTAAATTAACTGCATTAATACTACCTATTGTGGCAAGTGAAGTACCAACCGCTAACATTACATTTGCAATTGCGTTACCAACAGAATTTATAACAGTCCCTATTCCATTAAATATGGATGTAATAATTGGACCGGCCATTTCTAATGCTTTTACTAAAACCGTCCCTATAACTTCTGCTATTTTGATTAGTACAGGTGCCAATGCCATTAATGCCGGTGTTGTTAATAAAACTGCCGCACCGAACGCCAACATTACGGGTATTGCCGGTGTGAGTGATATCAATCCCGTCGATAGTGATACAAGTCCTTGTCCTAATCCCTGCAATACACTTTTTATTGCAGTTCCTACTCCCATTCCGATTTCTTTTATAAATCCACCCAAACCAGCTCCTAAATCTTTTATTTTTTCACCAAAAGTCATTGCTTTTTCCAAAGGTGCTTCCAATGCTTCTACTTGTCCTGCTACACTTTCAACAACTGCTCCGGATCCAGGAATCAATGCATCTGCCCCTGCCGCTGCTGTTGAAACTGCTGCTTCCTTTGCCACATCAGCAATTCCTCCTCCACCTCCACCATCTCCTGCGGGTGCTGCTGCGGATGGTGCACCTCCTTTACCCTTAAACATTCCTGCTACCTTTCCTATACCGGCATCTAATAAACTTGTACCAATACCACCAAGTATTGCAGCTCCTCCGGACATCAATGTTTCCTTAAGTCCACTAACAAAATCCAATTGCATACTATCCGATAGAGATTTTTTATATGCATCGGTTTGTAACCAAGCATCCTTCATTGCTGTTGCAAGTTCTGATGCAGCAACTGCCGCTTCTGATTGTTTTTTCTTATATTCAGCGTACCCAGGATCTGCCAAATATGCATCACCTATTTTTTTAGATAATTCGGCATCAATTATAGCCTCCTGTGCTGATATTTGTGCCTGTTCGGATTGTAGTGCTGCCTGTGCAGCTACACTTGTTTTTAAAAATTCTTGATTAGCTGCTCCTGCTTTACCTGCTTGCAATCCACCAACCTGTGCACCTTCTTTTGTTGCTATTTTAGAAAGGGATTGTAAATCTAACCCACCCAATGCCGCTGATAGGGCTTCTTGTTGGAACATATCCATTTGTGCTGGATCCAAACCTTGAGCCTTAATTGCATCCAATGCTCCTGCTGTATCACCTGCTGCGAATTTTGCTCTAACTTCGGAAAGGTCAACTTGTTCTCCCAATAAAGATGATAACTGCATTTCTGCCTTTATACTATCTTTATAGTTCATTACCATACTTTTACCAGCCTTTGCAACATCACCGAAACTAACACCCATAGATTGAGCATACGCTACTGCTTTTGCTAATGCGGGCCCACTTTTTATTTGATATCCTAATGCCTCTTTAGATGATTCGGCAACTTCTTTCATTAAATTTCCTAAAGATATTCCTGCCTGATCAGCCATAGTACGCATTCCCTCTGCCATATTCATAGACATACTTGCACTCATTCCATCTATTCGTTGGAAGTGTTCTGTTATCTGTGATATATCATCTACCGATGTTCCAGTTCTTTCTGCCATTATGGCCATATCTGCAGCTGCTTTGCCTGTTGGCATTTTACCTGTTGCTGCGGCTGCGGAACTCATTGCTCCTGCTATCTTATCTGCACTAATACCGGCCATTTGTAGTTGCGATGCACCATATCCAACACTACCCAATCCCTTACCGAACAATGCCGTTTTTGATGCCGCTCTGAATTCAGCTGCTGCGGATTTCATTGCAGCTGAAAATGCATTTGCTGCTTTTTGTGCAGCAAATTGAGCATCTATTTGAGCTTTTCTTATTTGTTCATTTGCTTCAATTTCTTGCTCTTTTCTTTCTTGTGCTATTTGACCTGGTATAAATTCGGCATCACTTCTTATTTTTGCGACTTCAGCTATACCATCTATTTCATTTTGCCTTCTTTCTTTATCTGCTTGCATTCCGGCTTTTATGGGTGCACCGAAATAATCATATGCCGCCTTACCCAACGCAGCACCTAATGCAAAAACGGCTGCTTTCCACGCAACCGTATCTCTTATGTTTGTTTTTATGAGTGTATTTAATTCACTCATAGCAGGGATTCCGCTAAAATTACTAAACACATCATCCAGCCGTTCGGAGTTTATTTGTGCTTTTTGAATTCCTTTAGCAAAACTATCCGCCTCATCACCCATTGCATTTAAAACATCCAATAATTCTTGCGATGTAACTTGTGATTTATCTATTAATGATATTTGCGTTTGAAATGCTGAATTTGCATACTCTATCGCATTTAATCTTTCTTGTTCACTAATAAGGCCCATTGCCTTATCTTTGTTGGCTTGTGCAATAGATACTTGCGACTGCTTATATGCAGTTAAAGTATTAATAACTTGCTGATTGGTTTTTTTATTTGTTGTTCCACCATTTGCAAGTTCTTTTGTAATAACTTTCGAAACATCTTTTGTTAATTCAAATTTATCCGATATTATTGCGGCAAGATTACTATTTTTTTTGAGTTGATTTCCAATACTAATCATAGTATCTTCCATTTCTTCGAAATCTTCCGTCTGTGCCTTTATTTCATTACTCTGTTGTTTAAACTGTTTATTTAGTTTATTTAGATAGGCTTGCTGCTCTTTTATAAGTTTAAGTTGTTCTTTATCATCGGCAATAAGATTTTGTTTGAGTTTTGATAACTTCGCAGTCGTATCATTTATTTCTTTTACAAGACGTGCTTGGTTTTCTAAATCTTTTGCAAATCTGCCCGATTCATCTCTTACAGCTTTAGCCATACATCAAAGGTATTATCCTGCATATTTTTTAAGTAATGCATCGGTTGTTTTAGTATCAATATTATTTTTTATTTGTGCCTTTCTTGTTGCTTGGATTAATTTCACAAAATTTCCTTCCCAGCCAGAAAGTGCTCTTGCTAACTGGGGGTCAGTTTTTTTTACTTGATCTAAAAATTTATCTTTCTTTGGGCTATCACTACCGATAAACGATAATAGTTTATCCCACAATTTTGCTTCAATTAATCTGGGCATATTAATACTTTATATTTTATATAAATATAAACACATTTAATTTATCTTCTTCTTACTCTCGAAGATGATGCTTTTGATTTTGAATTTATAGCATCGTATTGTTGCTTCTCATCTTCTTTGGCTGCAAGAAGTTCTCTATAATAGAATTCTCGAAGCTTAATAGGCATGTAGTATATATCGTTCCAATTGAATCCACCATTTGCATAGTAAACCATTTGAAAGATTCTCTTATGTAAATAAACGCTATAATCACTCGGTAGGGTAAAAAAACCCAATCCCAAAAGGAATTTTAAGCGCCTCCGTCTCACCAGTTACGGGTGATGTATAGTCGAATGTTAAATCCAAGTCTGGACTTACTTTTGCAATTTCTTTTCTCAAAGCCTTTGAATCACCAGCTAATAATTTGTTAGATACAAAATTACCAATATATCCGGCATCTCTGTTACCATCAACTTCTACAATGATTCTTCTATATCTTGTAGTTATTTCATTCGATTGCTTCAATGTTTTTTGATATGCTTCAATATCTTTATTTATTGCAAGTTCATCACCATGTGTCAATAACTTAAATTTTATAGAAGTTTTTGATACAGGCAAAATGAAACTATATTCATTTTCTCTATTAAGAAGAGATTCATCTACTTCTTTTATTTTTATTGTGGACAAATCTATTGTAGTTTCAACTTCCTCCCCATCAAACGGGTCCGATAGTTTAACGGTGTATTCCGGTCCAAATGCTAATATTCTAGATGTTATTAGAATAGCATTTTTATCACCAATAACCAAATCATTTATGTTTACTCCTGGTTCTACAACAATAGATTCTAATAATTTATCTAACTGAATTCCTTTTTTAATTAATGTAGCAGAAGTTAATATATCCTCCTCTTTTGCTGTCATTAATTTAATAGTAATTTCTCCCTTTGATAATGGATTACTTTCAGGATATACTAAACCTTTAGATGGTAAACTAATAATTTCCGTTGGAAACGGATAAGATTTTTGTGTAGGTTGTGGTTGTACTGCACCTCTTGTAACCTGTTGTTCAATTTTTTGTTCCATAATTAAATATAACTTTGTGTTTAATAATATATATAGTGTTTTTGAAAAAATAAAAGGGGAACATTACTGCTCCCCTCTTCTTTTTTAGTATTTTATTATTAGTATTCTAATACTGCGTAATCGTATGATAAAGTCAATTCTATACTTAAAGGATCGTTACCTGACCAATCCAACTCTCCAAAGTTTGCTGAAGAAATGAATGCTCCTTTCAAAGTCCATTGTTCAACTTTATCTCCTACAGGTCCTAATAAATAGAATGTGATATCTTTCTTATAGAATGCAGCGTATCCATCTCTACCCGTAAGTGATTCGTGTGATTGTCTAATCCACTCCATTACTTGCTGTGCACCAGATGGTACAATTGGATCATAGAGTGTGATGTTGATATCATCCCAAGTCGACTTTCCCTTAATCTTTCTCTTTACGTTTATATGGTCTAACTCAACAACTTCAGATGTAAACGTAGGTCTTGATGCTGTTTTGATGATGTATGACTCTATACCATTTAGTTCCATAATGAACCTGTTTGAAAGCTTCGGTTCAAAATTTTTATAGAACATTTTATCAAACTCTAATATTTCTGGCATTTTATTTCTATTTTATTTATTATAAATATTCAATTTTTAAATTATCCGTTAAACGCTGCACCTGTTGGTAAGATGTTGAAATCAATTTGAATGAATTCAGCTGTCTTTGTTGGTTGTAAGT